GTACCGTCACCATCGATTAAGTATGATTCGTTGTACTTAGAGATTCTTTTTACATAGTAATCAGCGATTACCTCTTCGAAAGGTACTGATTCTTGGTTTGCTGCCGCAGACATTCTCTGGCTTAACCAGTATTGTCTTAGGTCTTCTGGACATAAGTCCATTTTTACTTGTTTGTCTCTGATAGTAATATCTACCTGAGAAAAGTTTACATCGCCTGAAGGATTCCATCCACATGCGAGATCAGCAACGTTTAAGTCACCATCCATTAAGTTAATTGCTACAGTTCCAGCAGAAAGTCCAGATCTTAAGTCTACATAAGACATTAAGTCAGTTTCTAATACTGCTTTTGCAATTAAATCCATAGACGTTTCGTCAGTATACGTGCTTAGGGCTGTTAAATCAAATGCCATAATTTTAGTGTTTTGTTTTTAATTGTTTTTGGTTATTTTCTACTGTGTCTTAAAGCAACAAGTCTTTCGAATCTTGCTTCTGCCGTAGTAGCTTTGTTGTTTGCCTCTTGTGAGAAGGTGTTGGCAACCTTTTTTGCAGCTGGTTCATCAGCTACTTCGTTAAATCTTGAAGTTAATACAGAAAGTTCTTCTTTCAGTTCTTTAATCTCATCTCGGTATGGTTCTAACATAGTTGCAATGCCTTCTAGCATTCCTTCTACATCAAAATCCTTTTCTTTTACAATTACTTCTTCTTCCTCTTCGAAAGTTTCTTCTGCTTCAGATACTGACTCTTCTGCGCCAGACTTTTCTTCAACGTTAGTAATTTCACCAGATTCACCTACAGTGATTAATAAACCGTCAGTAGTTTCATGTTTTCCTTCAGGAGCAAATGGATCTTCGTCTGCACCTTCGCCAGCTCTTACAAATAAGATTGCTCCTGCCTGTAATTCACCTTCAGTGTAAACTTCTGTTCCGTCTACTAGAGTAGCCTCAGCCATATTGACTTTGATTTCCTCTTTTTCCTCAATTTCTTCCATGTTGACTTTCTTAACTTCTTCAGTAGCAGCACCAAGCATTACTCTCAGTTTGCTAATTGCGTCATTGACTGTCATACTGTATAAAATTTATTTTGGTTTAATATAGCTTATGCCATACACTTAGAAATATGTATCTGAAACATATTGACAAAAGTTAGTATAATGAGTATAATAAATATAAAATATGGCAATAATTAAACTACCATCGTACACAGATTACATGAAAGCTGTACAGCAAGCACGCTATGACGGCAAAATCACACATACACAGTTAATCATTCTTAGAAACTGTCACAAGGCCTCAGTTAGACGAGGCAAGCCACTTCATTTTAATTACCTACAAAAAGCTACTTCGCAAACTAAAGAAGAGTGTAAATGGGAGATCAATGACCTTATGCAAATGGGTGCAATTCAGTCTCCTAGACCTAACTTTTATTGGTTAGGGTAAAACTTTTTTGAAAAAAAGCCGCGTAAAATTTTTTTATGTCACCGGAATTTTGTATATTAGTAGTATATTAATCAATAAAACAATTAAAATTATGGGTACATTTATTAAAATCGAAAGTTCAACTGCTACTTTCAAGACAATTAATCAAGCAGTTAAATATCTAGATGCTAAATATGGTCGTTCTGGATGGATTAACGGAGAACCATGTGAGCTAATATATGTAGGCGGAATATCAGTTTACGCGCAGTATGGTTTACGTATTGACCCTGACGACACTCAATTTGTTAAGTATAAACGATGGGAAGCTAAATATCCTGAACTTAACGTAAGATTATCATAATGGTAGGACTAGGACAAATAGTATTCATCTTCGTGATGATTTCAATTCTTTTTCCAAAAAAATGGAAACAAAGTGGAAAAGCCTTATATAAGGTATGTAATAACAATAAAAATAAATAACATGAAAGCATTAGATTATCACACATCAAACTACGGCAACTTAACTGCAAAAGAATTAAAAACAATTATGACTGAAGCTTCAAGAATTACAAACTATTGTTGGTGGAAATCAGCAAAGTTTGAAAAGCTTGGCGATAAGTTTATTGCAGCAAAACACGAATTAAGATATGTAAGAGGACTGATTTAGTCCTCTTTTTTCTTTCTACGTCTTATCTCAATTATTCTTGCAACATTCAGAATTATGCCTGTTACAAGTAGAGCCATGGTTAGTACCATGTTCCAGTCGATCATTACAGCACCCGCTCCCGCAATTGTTGTTGCATTCGCAACTGAGTCTTTGATTTCGTCCATTATAGTTTAGCAGCTTTTTCAAGAAAGTTACCGGCGATTGAATAACCGTTAAGCTCTCCGTTTTTAATTTGGTTCCAAGTGTACTCATCGTTGATCTTATATGAAGCCATCCACGTTCCAGCAGGAACATTAAAGCCCATAGATGTCGATTTGTCCATCTTCGGGTCCTCCACAATCCAAGACTCAAGCAGAGTATTAGAAGTACTGATGTTATCGTCATGATTTATATCGGTATTGTTTTGTTTGTTATACTCAAAGAATTTACGTGCAATCTTTTTAATAGTATCTTTACTAAAGTATACGTGAAATGGGTTACCCATCTCATCTTTTCTTAGGATTAGTTGTTGAGGTACCATAGCTGGTCCTGTTACGATCATCTCGTCGTCAGATGAGAATGCAAATGTACCAGGGTATCTCCAGTAGTCATTACTACTTGACGCTACTTGACCTGCACGGCCTGACGCTCTACCTTTTGACATTATGACAGTTTCTCTACCGTCTTTGTAGACTTCTAGTTCTTCCCAATAATGATTACAAAAAACGCCGCCTTTAAAATCAAAGATACTATAGGCTTGGTTTCTATGTCTAAATCCTGTGTTAATTCTAGAATCCATCTCTCTGATTTCATCTCTAGTATACAGTTTATTCATTCTTACCATAGCTTTACAGAAGTTTCTACTGTTAGAGCTAATAGGTCCTGCGTATCTGTATTTAATCTCTGGCTCGTTATCTAGGCCCTGACGACCTAAAATATCTAATGCACCTATTCCTTTAACATAGTCACCAATGTTCTCAAAGTTAGTCTTAGATGTGTCTACGTATACGGCCTTTTCATAATCTACAGTCTCACCAAACTCTTCACATAATTGTATGATTAACTCTTGGCGTTGTTCTTCTCTAATAGACTTTAGTTTCTTTTGTGCCCATTCTACACCAGCAGTTCCACCCCATGCATCCCACATTAAGCCACCACAACCTTCTCCATAAGGTGTATCTGAATTTTGTTTGTGTCTTGCAAATGCTGACATACGCGCTATCGTGGACTCTGAGATGTTTTCACCTTTTGCTAACTGATTTGCACGTTGTTTACCTACATCAGTACCACAGTCGCCCCAACCATTCTTATCTGCATAATCTATAGCTCTTTGTGCATTGGCTTTTGCAGCTTCTGGATAATCGTTGTAAGTTTCAAACTGATGTGCATTTTCGATCGGTACACAGTTAGGTACCATTCTACCGCCTTTTGGCTTCATGCCTATAGCTTCATAACCTGGCCAACAAGCGTCGTCTAAATCAAAGGAATCATAGCAGATTGCAGCGGCTTGATCTTCTCCATAGCCTTCGTCAATAAGTACAGGTATACATCTGCTGACGTAATCGTCTTTTGACTCTCCTGGTTGTGGATCTACAAACTTCTCTTCACTAAATGCTAAGAAATCTATACCGATTGCTGGTTTATCTACTAAGGACATTACTTCAACACCTAAGTCATCAAAGTCCATGTTATCCCAATCAATTAAAAGTTCTACTATTTTCTTCATAATGTATTTATCTTACAACCTTGCTAGGTCATTAATTTTTGCATCAGCCTCTTGTTGTGTGGTCATTTCATCAGATACTACATAAGCTCGTATAGCGCCGCCTGTTGAACCGGTTTGTTCTCCGAGTGTCTGTACATTCTGTTCACTAGTATCTGCTTCTGCAGCGCCTCCTAATGCTTCTGCAGGGTCAAATGACGGTATAGCTGGTCTAGAAGGAGCTGAACCTCCACCACCACTACTTGTTCCTGGTGTTGGTGTTCTAAGAATTGCTGCCACATTAGCAATACCACCTGCAACTGCAACTCCTGCTGCAATAGCCGCACGTATTGGTGACGAAGGGTCACCTGGTATTAACTGTGACGTGTAAGCTTTCTGAGCACCTAAATATGTGTCGATAGTTGTGGCAGCAACAGCCGCTGCTTTACCGGCAGCAGTATTCTCACCAACTAGGGATGCTACAGCGCCCAGAGCTTGTGATGCTACCTGCAGGTTAGCGTCACTAACTTGTTTTTGCATTAACTTCTCAAAGTCTGCTTCTTCTTTCTTAAGTTTCTTACTCTTTCCAGCGTAAAACTCTTTTACCTTCTGCTTTTCTTCTTCAGTAGCCTTAAGTCTATCTAATTCTTCTAGATCTCTCTGTAATGCAGCTTCTAGTTCCGCTTGTGCTCTTGTAAACTCATTTTCTATATCTTCTAGCTCCATTTCAGCTAGTTTATCTCTAATGGTTTGCTTTCTTTCTACTTCTTGTAGTTCTAACTCTGCAGTAATACGCATTGCATCTAGTTTTCTAGTTTCTAGTGCAGTTTCAGCGTCAATACGCGCAGCGGTAGCCTCTGCTAACTGAGTTTCTAGCTCTTCACGCTTTTCGTAGTTAGATTCTTGTTGTATCTGTAGTTTTAGGTTGTTTTCTTCTAGCCTTGCTTGTTCTGCTAAGTTTTCTGCTAGTTTTACTTGTGCTTCACCTAATCTCTCTAGTGCTTCTTTTCTTTCTTCGTAAGTTCTGTTAGTATCTTCAGCTATTTTCTGCTGAGTCTCCATTTCTTTGTTAAGTAGGGCATTGTCAACTATCAGTTTTTGTTGTGCATCTCTAATAGCTCTAAATTGATCTACTAGTGCTGTTGCTACGTTAACTGCCTCTTTAACTTCTTTAACTACTGTCTTACCGAACTCTACGACCGCGTCTACGGCCCCTCCGACTTTATCTGTGATGTCTTCTACACCTAGTACTACTTTACCTACAGCATCGGCTGCAGTTTTACCAGCCTCTTTAAATTTACCTTGGAATAGTAATGAGATAGCTTTACCCAGTTTAGGTACTAACTCTAGTAAGCCTTCGAATCTGTTTATGATGTTCTCTTTTAACAGAGCAACAAAATCCATGATAGCCTGCTTAGGATTAGTAAAGGCTGCAAATATCTTTTCACCTAATGCCTGGAAGAATTCACTGATTTTACTAGTAATTACTCCAACAGCTTCCATCGCTATTGCTAACTTACGTGAGCCCTCTTCAGACGATCTAAAGTATTCTACTAATGAAGCAATCACAGTAATTAGTAAACCTAGACCAGTGGCTTTGATTGCGCCACCAAGGCCTTTAAACCCTGCTGTCGCACCCTTGATCGTGTCTTTAAATTCACTGAATGCTTTCTTACCTTTTGCTAATATAGTATTCTCTTGGGCAACCTTCTTGGTTTCTTTGCCCAGCTTATTCATCTCTTTCTGTAGTTCTTCTACAGATTTGACTTCTTTCTCTATACCATCAATGGTAAACGTTATTTTAACTTCTTCTTGTGCCATCTACTTAGAAATATATTATTGTACTATATTGAATTATGGTATTGGATCTCCTGGACCGATAGTACTACAGTCACCATCAGTTATACAAAGACTTTGATTATCGTTATATGAACCATTACCGTATGTTCTAGTTACTGAATTAATTACCGCACATACTACAGTCACCACGTATGGAAGTACCGTTGTAGTTCTAAATATACCGCTTGAATCTTGATACTCAAACGTACTACCTTGTGCAAACGTACCACCAGATAATGTATGACAACTAGTTCTAAAGATAAGTTCTCTACAATCAAATGCATTAGTACATGTTGTCTGTCTATCTGTTATTGAATCCCAACTACCACTAACCTCTTGGAAGTTTCTACCACAGAAGTTATAGATTCTAAGTGGTAATAAAGAAGCGGTATAACTACTGCTACCTAATTGATAACTGATTTCTACGCCTGATGCACCTGTTACAATTCTATGACATGTGTCTACTGTAATACCTTGACAACTTGCACAATCTTCATAGGCTAAACTAGTATCTATATTACCTTGTGAGAATCCTTGTTGGTTTTGTGAGATTATACTAACACATTTACCAGCGTGAGTACCATCTAAGACTTTTACAATTGTACCTTGAGTTAATTGGATAGTTGATGTAAAGTATAGAGGACTTGTAGAGCCATCACAGAAGAATGCATAGTAAATAAAGTTACCTTGATTAGCACATAGAGTACAAGACTTATGGAGTTGTGTTGCTGTGTCTGTAGGTGTTGCTACATCATCTCCTACTACTTCCCAACATCCAGCTGTATTTTGTAAGCTTACAATATTACCAGGACTTAGAGTATAAGGTGATCTACTAATAAACATATAAGCTCCAGTAGTACAACTCTGTACCTCATAAGAATTAGGAGTTACTGGAGAACAACTAGCACAATCAGCGAAATCTTGTATAATTGTGTATTGTGGTTGATCTTGTGTTGGCCCCATAATTGCATAACAACCATTTTTATTATCTAGAGCTACTGTATCGCCAACACTATGTTGTACTGATGATTCTACTGCGTAGGTTGCAACAGATAATTGAGTACAGTTATTTAAGTGTTCTCTAACTTCATATACGTAAGTTACTACTGAACAACTAATAGAAGCTGTATAAACATCAGACTGACATCCAGCTGAATCTGTAATATAGTACATGTAATCACCAGGACATAAGCCTGTAGGATTAAATCCACTAACATTAGGATCTTGCCAATTAATAGTATAACCAGTACCACTACCTCCACTCGGTACTACTAAGATTTGACCATTACAAGGTGCAGAACAATCTGTAGCGTCTGTTTCTGTATGATTGGCTATTACTGGTGTTGAAGTTGAAGCATTGACTGTATAAGTTGCCTGTGCAGTTCTACCAAAACTATCTGTTACTATAATAGCATCTGAACCTAGAGGTACGTTATCGATTGTAAAGATATACGGTGCATTACCTACTGGTGAATTGTATTGACCTGTTTGGAATGCAGGATCTCCTAATTGCCAGTTAAATGGCG